GTGTTGATACCTAACTCGCCAAGGGATAGTTGGCTAGTCGTGGGTTCATTCCCTGCGGTTGCTGAACGCTTGAGTTTGATCGTTTGTGCCATGTGGCTTTCTCCAAAAAAATGAGTTGTCTATATAGACTAGAGAGATAAGAGAGAAATCTAGAACGTACCGCCATCCAACGAGGTTACTGCGCTTCCAAAGTTACCAACGTGTAACAATTCATAATCATAGTTACCACCTGAAGATACTCTCCATGTGTTATTGGATTCTCTCCACATGATGTGGGCATCGTATGTTTCGTTACCCCTGTCTATTGTAAGACCTGCTGTTAGGGAAGTTGGTGGTGCTGAATTCGCATCTTGATTTGAGTTCAAAGCGATCAGTGTGTCGCCCATCTCGATAGTCGTGGAGTCAAGAGTCGTTGTTGTACCCTTCACTTCTAAATCACCATTTACTACAACTTTACCTGTGATGCCATCAGCGTGGGGGTCGAGGGTCATTGTAGCCCCTGACGAACTTATCTCGTCACCAGTGAAGGTGAAATTACCTGCGGTCAAATCGCCCGATATGTCAGCGTCACCGCTAACTGCGATTCCGTCAGTAGTCGTTTCAAACTTTTTAACATCTGAATGATACAGTTCCACGGCACTGCTATTTGTAACCAAAATTCGGTCATTATTACTGCCGCGCATAAGGTACATTTCGTTTGAGAGTGCGCCTATTTTCGCAGGGGTAATCCCAAGGCTATCTTTAAAATGGATAAACGAGCCAGATAGATTGGTACTGTCTGTATTCTCAACCTCAAGAACAACGCCTTGATTCGTTGAGTTGCTACTGGTGTATCGTAATATTCCATCGCCACTGTCTTTGATTATGGAGTTGTTTCCGTCATGGAATAGCTCCATGTCCCCGCCAGTGCCGAATTTCGCTTTGACATTATCATTGAAGTTCAAATTGCCTGTGAGCGTACTACCTGCCTTGAGAACATAATCAGAGGAATCAAACGCTTTTACTTGAGCAAGGTTGGTCACCTCGCTGTCCATTAGCGCACCTGCCGCTGTGACGTTTGTAGCGTCAGTGACATCTGCGTTTGCTTCAATATTGTCTAACTTATCAGTAAATGCTTTACCGCCAATACAATCGACATCTGAAGTAGAGCCTCCTGGACGGCCTATGTATAACTTGTCGCTGTTACTAGAGTACGCTAGTTCAGCGTTAGCCAATGTTGTAGGTGCGGCATTGGTCGAACTGCGTTTAATTTTGATCGTTTGAGCCATCTGGCTATCTCCAAAGTTCTGGGGTTGAAGTTAAAAGTTGCCGCCCTCCAAGGTTGCATCTGAGGCCAAGTAATCATCAGCATCTGTAATTGCCGCTGTTCCAAGTCCCATATTTGTTCTTGCTGTCGCGGCATTTGATAGCCCCGATAAATTGTTTGCTTTCAGTAGCGCCCCGTGAAATTGTTCTTCGGCTTCTGCAAGAGTAGAGGCTACGGAAGATGCGTCATTTGCCGCCTGTGTTGCGTATGCGGCCGCAGAGTTGACTGATGATTCGATAGCATCAGTTTCTTCTGGACTAGCGCCACTTATAGCGTAAAAAGAGGAGTTGCTAGTAGATGTAGATGGCGATGAGGAACTAGACGCATTACTTTCAGAAGACTCTGCACCACTTTGACCATAAAAAGATGAATTACTCAAAATAAGTGCCTCGACAAAAAGTGGGTAGAAAGGGTTTGGAGTTAAAACTTAAAATTGGTATGCAGACCGTACACTCTGTAATGATCCACTTGTTTCAGCATCGTATGCCTGCTCTTGCAGTTCGGTAAGGAATTCTAGAAACTTTTGACTAAATACTGCGGAACGCTCATCTAGGAAATAATCAGCCGCATAAGTTAAAGCCGCATAGGTAATCAGGTCTGATGCAATCATCGCTAGGACATTCTCATCAGAGTCGTTCACCATCTCAGTGAATGAGGCGTAGTAGTTAAGAGTGAGACTTCCAGAAGTGGGGTGTGGGTAGAGCAGTAGAGTCCCTTGCTCTCTAGCAAAATATGATGGCGTACCTGTTTCATTACCGTCTTTACGAGCCGCCATTTCAGTCATGGGGACACGTTTTAGAGCAGTGTGATCGTAGTAAATATCTATTGCTTCCAAGAAGTCGTTGGGTAGTGCTACATAAGAAACTTCACTACTGAAATTGTAGGTATGCTTCTTTTCCATCGAGGGGACTCTAAGGCTTCGCTGTATGCGCGTAATGCCCTGATCTATGAAAGTGTCAGCTAGTGCGTCTGTGACATCACTTCGATTCAAGAGTGCTTTAAAATGAGTTCTGATACTTCCAAGATTCATGGGTTTATACCTGTTTCTTAGTGGTTATAAAGGCGTTTAAGTCTTGTTGTTTAAGGCGCATAAGAATGGCTCTTGCAGGCTCTTTCATCATGTCGAAACCTTCGCGTAGCCACTGCTCATGGACAGCCACAGGAACACTTGCAACTCTCATGTATTCACCTTCGCGGTGATTTAAAGAGTCCTCTCTTGCGGCCTTTGTACTGTCTAAAAATGATTGGGTAATATTTTGTTCGTGGATGATGTTGTAGTTTCTATCATCGTGGTCATGCAAAATTTTGTTTTCTACATCGTGCATTGGTGTCTGCTGAACTTTGTCAGACATAGTGTGTTCTCCTTAAAATAAAAAAAGGGAGCGAGGCCAAAGACAAGTTAAGGAGAGCAAAACCCTTGTCTCTAGCCCCACCCCCAATTAGGTGGTACTAATAACTAATTAGACTCAAGATAGACCAGTGATCATTCCAGAATCGCCAAAGTTATTGTGCTTAACAGATACTTCACCAACAACGAAATGCTTGTCAGAGTCACCTTGCTTGGCTAACAGAGTGCGGCTGAATGGACGCAATACTGCTTGCTTAAAGGCAGAAGGATCAATCAAGAAAGCGTTAGTGCTTAGGCACTGGCGATTGATTACGACTTTCACCTCATTGAAGGGAGTGACGAGTACGTCAATCGTGTTAGTGATAGTGCGATCAATGTCACGCTGTCTTCCTGTCGCTGTAGCGAACCCTGCAATGATAGATGCATCAGCAGGCTTAACCATCAAGACTGATGGCTCAGAACCGTTGCCGTAGCAAGTCTCACTGAGTTCTAAAAGTTTAGCTTCAGTAAGAGCATCAGTAGAGTTACTGCCTGCATCTAGAGTAGTAGAGATTTGCTGTGATACAGAGGCCATTTTACGAGCCGCTGATGCACTGCCAACTACTGCCGCTTGGTCAACACCGATCATTGAGTACTCTACGTCATTCTTGAGACTTTTCAGGGTCTTAGACAGTTGTAGTGCGGTTTCCTTCGCTCGTCCGTGGGTTTTTACTGCGTCTGCTGTTGCAGATACTTGGAACGCTTCACCGATGATCTGAGTGGTGTTAGAACGTGCAGTTACAGGAGAGATGGTTATTGCACTTGCGTCTGCTCCTTCCACTAAAGCCGTGTTCGTGCTTGAGCGCAAAGCATCTTCTAACCACTCGAATGTACGAGCGTGAATCTTTTCAGTTCCAACCAAAGATTGGAAAGGTGTAGCAGTTGGAGAGATCATGCTCAAAACGTCTGAAACGTCTTCGCTTGCTCCCACTTGTTGATACGTTTGATATGTAGCCATGTTTAAAATTCCTATTAAAAAAAGGGTTAAAAAGGTTTAGTCTTCCCAACCTGACACTAGGAAATCAGCAATCGCATCGAGGTCATTACCCTGCGGAGGATTGGCTCTGATTCTATCTCTGGCCGCTTTCTGCTTGCTGAGTTTTACATCAGTTTTAGAAGGGGGGGCTTTCTTAGATCGGAGTATCTTGGTAGGTGCTTTGGACTTCTTGGTTTTAGCTACTTTCTTAGTCTTATCAAACAGCATTGCTTTGTGTAGCAACTGGATCACTGTAGGATCGGTGTACTGATTGACTTCCTGTTCTGGTAGCCCACTTTGGATAGCATGGCTTCGGATTTCATTGTACAAATCCGTAGTCCAATCGGGTATCTCTCTCTGCAAAACCTCAATGCATTGCTTGGCGCTTTCACGCTGTTGCACTGCTTGTTTCTGTTGATAATCTGCGTAGAAAGAATCCGCTTCCTCAGTGAGAAACTTTAGATCGTCCTCTGCCGCTTTTGCTTCAGCGCGTAAGGCCGCAAAGTCATCGGGTTGCATTTGCCTAGAGGCAACTAGCATATCGACTTCTTCGTAAGGCTTATAACGCTCTTGGGCGCGAGACAGCATAGCTTGTAGTGACGCATCGGCACGTTGCAAACTTTCGTCTGCCAGTTTACGTTGGGATGCAGTTTCTTGAGACTTTCGGGTTAAAGATGCTTCTTGTCCGTACAGTCGTTTGAGGTCTTTCAAAGATGCCTGCTTAGTCTCTCCGTCCACAATTAGTTCAACGATAGTTTCATCAGATAGATCAATTTCTTCTATCTCTTGTTCCTCGTCTTCACTAGTAGTTTGCTCTTGAGAGTCCTCTTGTTCTTCAGGGTCTTCTTCAGTCTCATCTTCCTGTTCGGTTTCAGTATCTTCAGTTTCCTCAGAATCCTCTACTGTAGTCTCTTCATTAGTAGTCTCATCTGTTGCCTCAAGGTTACCTTCTTCGGATGGCTGATCTTCATCAGCGTCCTTCCAGTTCCCTAGAATGGCATCAGCGGCATCATCTATTGATAATGGCACTGGATCTGAAATTAGGCGTTCTTGCACGTTATCTGTAGACATGGTGCTTATTCCTCTTCTCCAGTTGTTGGTTCGTCTTGCTTAGAATCAATCTGATCGCGCACCTCTACTTGTTGTCTTAGAGTGTTGACGATATCGACTAATGCTCTGTAGTGGTTATAGGCGTTGACACGCTTATCTTCCTCATCAGGTGCTGAACTGAGGAATTCCTGGACACTGGAATCCACTAAAATATTAATGGTTCGGCTAAAAGCCTCAGTATTAAGTAACACTTCAGCGTCTACACCTAACTGTGCTAATTGTTCTTCGTTCATATCTGCTCTCCTTATAGAACATGGGGGTGGTGGTAAAAATGAATGGGTTATCCATTCGGGCTTGCGATAGCCGTGATCTCATCTGCTTGTTGTGCAAGCACAAGTTCAGCGGTATCTATTACTTTCTTATGATTTAGTTGTGATTCTTTAAGATCAACATTGTCTGATTGGATAGCAAAGTTGTTCTCTGCTTTCAGCTTATCTAGTTCTAGTTTCAACTGAGCATTCTGCGCTTGCATCTGCGCTTTCATTTCAGCAACTACAGTTTGACGCTCTTGTACTTCAAGCTGTTTCTTCATCATTTCTAATTGAAGTTCTTGAGCAGGGTCTGGCTGTTCTGGTGGTAGCTGATCAGGTGAAGTGAGGTAGTCAGCCACATTCTTAATACCACTCATCTCCATTACTTGAGAAATTAGTTGGTACTGGTTCTGAGGCGTATACATCTTTTGTAGGCTTGGGTCAGACTGAAAAGTTTGGTGCATACTCATATACTTCTGGGCTTCAGCGTCTTGTTCTCCATAGCCAAGGTGCAACTGGACAGTCACATCTCGTTTATCAGCCCAATCGCTTGGGTTTATCTCAATGTACTCACCACCAATCTCTACGATCTTTTCTTGAGTCTCATTCTCAATGACTAACTGGTAGATAGCTTGATATAGAGGCTTCAAGAATTGGTTAGCAAAGTTACGCGCTATGATCTTCTGACGTTGCTGAGACATAGTGGCTAACTGCTCTACTAGAGCGGCTGAATTTTGTTGGCTTATAGCATCTTTGTTTAATCCTTGTGACAAAGATGAAACACCAGTTGTCTCTTCACGATTATCATTAAGCATCGAGATAGTCTGGAAGATAAAGGGATTCAATGGAGACTGCATCATAGGAGATACAGAGTCTGGACGAGTCACATTTACAATGCCGCCTACACGGTTATCGATTAACTCTTTAGGATTTGTTAAGCCACCTTTCAAAACCATGTATCTAGGATTGGTAGTGACTACAGCATGATCCAAAATTGATCGAGTTAAAACGGTACGAGCATTTTGTGTAGCTATGATTTTCTGAGCAAAGTTGTTGCCATAAAAAGCGTGAGGAATCGGTAGTGGAACAAATGTAATAAAGGGTTTTCTATTAACCTTCTCTTTATCGAGTAGCACATTACCGGCTTTTATTATCTTATAGAGTTCTGCAACTCCCGATCCCTCAACGTCTA